GTTTTATTTTGGCTAAAGCTAATGCTAAAAGCACAAGGATATAAAGTAAGAGATAGAAGGTCCGACAATTATGTAGAAATATCAAAAGGCGACAAAATGAATTACTTTTATATTTTTGGTGGTAAAGATGAACGAAGCCAAGATCTAGTACAAGGTATTACTGCTGCTGGTGTATTCCTGGATGAAGTTGCACTTATGCCAGAGTCATTTGTTAATCAAGCATTGGCTCGTTGTAGTGTTGAAGGCTCTAAATATTGGTTTAACTGTAACCCTGAAGGACCAAATCACTGGTTTAAGGTGGAATGGATTGATAAGGCAGCAGAAAAGAAAATATTATATCTTCATTTTACAATGGAGGACAACTTAAGTTTATCCGAAGAAGTAAAAGCAAGGTATCGCAGTATGTTTGTAGGAATATTTTATCAGCGTTTTATATTAGGATTATGGGTACTTGCTGAAGGTATTATATATCCTAATTTTAAGAAAGAAAGACATACTATAAAATACGGTGATCTACCGTCAAGTTTTGATTATTATTATGTACCAAGTGACTATGGTATCACTAATCCACAAGTATTTTTGCTTTGTGGAATAAAGTACATAAAAGAAAAACCACATGTTTATATACTGAAAGAGTATTACAACAAAGGTACAGATGAAAAAATAAAAACAGATACATTATTTTTACAAGACTATTTGAAATTTATAGGAGATTTGAAAATAAGAAAAACAATTATAGATCCAAGTGCTACATCTCTTATAAACTTATTTAAGCAAAATAATATTGAAGTAAAAGAAGCAGACAATGCAGTTATAGATGGTATCAATTTGGTACTATCTTTTTTAGAGGAAGAAAGAATACATATCGTAGCTGAGAATTGCCCTAATCTTTTAAGGGAATTTGCAAGTTACATTTGGGATAGCAAAGCACAAGAAAGAGGCGAGGACAAACCAGTTAAGGAAAATGACCACGCATTAGATGCATTAAGATACTTGCTACAAACATTATTCCCAATTAAGAGAAAAGGTGCATATTTTTATGCAAATAAAGGAGTGAGATAACAAAATGATATCAGAAATGGAAAAAGTTGATTTTATCCTAAAGGAAGGATTAAAAAAAGGAATGGTGCTTTCTAAATTTGTAAAAACACAAATAGATGAATTTAAGCACTCAGATGAATATGAGCATATGCAAATAGGCTCTAGATATTATAAAAACAATGGAGATATTAAGGACAAAGAAAGAACATACATAGATGAAAATGGGCAAGAACAAGTATCTCCACACGCACAAAATTTTAAGCTACATCATTCTATTTTGTATAAAATGATAAATCAAAAAGCTGGATATTTATTAAGGAAAAAACCTACAGTAAAACAGGTTATAGAAAAAAATGAAAAAGAAGATCCTGAATATAAAGAAATATTAAAAGGAATATTTAACAATAAAATGCACAAAAGATTAAAATATACCTTGATAGAAGCAGTTAAAAGGGGTATAGCGTGGTGGCAACTATACATTGATGAAAAAGGGGACTTTAAGGTAAGATTAAGGTATGCTACTAGAATAGTACCAATATGGGAAGATGAAGAACACGAAGTTCTTGCAGCTGTTATAATGTTTTATGATGTAGAAGTATATACAACTGAAGAACAAAAGGAAAAGAGAACAAAAGTTGAATATTGGGACTTAGAAGGCGTACGATATTATATTTATGATGGAGAAAACTTAATAGAAGATGTAGAAGAAGTTGAAAAAAGAAAAGATCTATATATAAAAAAGGATAGCGAACAGATTAGTATATTAGGCCATTTTGCAGTTGATGGAAAACCGCAACTATGGGATAAGATGCCATTTATTTATTGGAAATATAATGGAGAAGAATTGCCTTTAATATATTTCTTAAAAACTCTAATAGATGCGTACGATTACTTGTGTAGTAGAACAGCAGATGCTATATATGAAACACCAGATGGTGTAAATGTTGTTAAAAATTATGGGGAAGATCCAGAGACTTTTCAAAAGAATTTACAAACATTCAATACAGTATTTTTAGAATCTGATGGAGAATATGACAGAAAAAGTATAAAAATAGAAATAGAAGCATTTAAGGTATTTATAGAACAATTACGAAAAGATATTTATGAATGTGGATTTTGTGTTGATACACAAAGTGAAAAGTTTGGAACACAAGAATCAGGTGTAGCAATAAAACAATTATATGCTGACTTGGATTTAGACTGCAGCAATATCGAAACAGAATTTAAAAGTAGCTTAGAATATTTTATGTATTTTGCTAATAGCTGGGCACAGGGAACAACAGGAAAAGACTATATGGAGAATGAAGTTGAATTAGTATTAAATAAAACTATGACAGTAAACGAAAAGGAACTAATTGAAAATTGTAAAAACTCTGTTGGAATAATAAGTAATGCGACAACAAGGGCTCATCATCCATGGGTTACTGATGAAGAAGATGAAAAAGAAAAAATGGACACAGAAGCGGAGGAAGAACAAAAGAAGTTAGATCAAGAATTAAATAATCAACTAAAGCAACTAAAACAAGAAGGTGGCAACAAGACTAATAAAGAAAATGGTGATGCCTAATGGAAAAAGACTATTGGATTAAAAGATTTGAATATTTAGAAAAAATGCAAATGGTAAATGAATCTAAATATATGGAGGAACTAACAAAACAATATGTAGTAGCATTAGAAAAAATAAAAAAGGAAATACAACAATGGTTTATTAGATTCTCAGTAAATAATCAAATATCGCTTCAAGAGGCAAAAAGGTGGCTAGATAGTAGTGAATTAAATGAGCTAAAATGGGACATTAACGAATATATAAAATATGGAAAAGAAAATGGAATAGATCTAATATGGAGAAAAGAACTAGAAAATGCAAGTGCAAAAGTACATATTTCAAGACTAAATGGCCTAATGCTTCAAATTAAAGAGCAGGTAGAGAAATTATATACCCTTCAGGAAGATGATACCTCAAAATTTATTATAGATAGTTATAAGGATACTTATTATACAACTGCATATGAATTACAGAAAGGGTATAATGTAGGATTTAATATAAATGTTCTAGATGATATACTAATAAAAAAGCTAATAGCAAAACCATGGGCTGCTGATAATATGACATTTTCCGATAGAATATGGAAAAATAAAAAAGAACTAATCCATATACTAGAAAATGATTTAACACAGTCTATAATAAAAGGAGAAGCACCCGATCAGGTTATTGAAAAAATAGCAAAAACATTCAAAACAAGTAGAAGTAAAGCAGGAAGATTAGTAATGACAGAATCAGCATTTTTTTCAAGTGCTGCAAGAAAAGATTGCTTTAATGATTTATGGGTACAGAAATATGAAATTGTTGCAACTTTAGATTCTCATACATCAGATATTTGTAGAGAACTAGATGGAAAAGTATTCGATATGAAGGATTACGAGCCAGGGGTAACTGCTCCACCATTTCATGTATGGTGCAGAAGTACAACAGCTCCATGGTTTGAAGATGAATTTGAATTTGGAGAAAGAGCTGCTCGTAATACAAATGGAAAAACATACTATATACCAGGAAATATTATATATGATGATTGGTATAAAAGATTTGTTGCATAATAAATATGTGGTGGCGGAATAGACAAGTCAAGTTCCACTTGATTTGGTAAAACTAAATGGCGGTTAAGGACGAAAGTAGCACAATGCAAAACATAGTGTGAAATGGAAAAAGTCTGAAAGTCGAAAGGCAAACGACATAGCGGTAAAAGCGAGAGGATGTCGGTAGAGTGAAGTTCGAATCTCACTAATCGCTAAATGGTAATAGTAAACGCTCTTAAAACCAATCCCATTTGTGACATTATGGGGCTCATTCAAGGAAAGCTGTTATTGGTTAACTGAAGGCTTTTATGTAGGGTGCAAATCCCTACCCACATTAATTAAATATGTTATTAAATTTAGGCATCTTAAGTGATGTCTATTTTTTATATTAAAAAATTGGTCAAGTGGTAGACCTATATTTTAATTGCCACTATAACGATGAAATACGGAAGATGGAAAACTGCCTAAAAAAGCCTAGTATGACAAAGTTATAAAATGAAAGGAGCAAATATGAAAACAGAAGATTTAAAGGCACAAGGCTTATCTGAGGAGCAAATAAATTTTGTAATGGGCGAAAATGGAAAAGACCTAAAGGCATTACAGGAGGAAAATGCAACTCTAAAAACAGAAAAAACACAATTAGAGAATGACAAGAAGGTCCTTGAAAAAGAAAAAGGAGAAAAGGAAAAAGCATTAAAAGATTTACAAAATGGCTCTATCACAAAAGAAGAACATGATAGGTTAGTGAAAGAAATAGAGCAAAATTCAAAGAAAGAACAAGAGGAATATATTTATAATAATTTATTGGAAAAAGCTCTAGATGAAGCAAAAGTAAAAAAAGATGAAAAAACAAGAAAAGCATTTATTTCACTACTAGACAAAGAAAAAATTAAACTATCTGATGACAAAAAGTCTTTGATAGGAATTAAAGAGCAAACTGATGCTTATAAGAAAGAAATACCACATTTTTATGATACAAAGGCATCAGGATATTCTCCAGCTAATCCAGATGGTGACAAAGGAGATGGAGATGGAGAAATTAGTATGGCTTCTAACTTTGCAAAAGAAGCTAATAAAAATGAATCAGGCGAAAAGAAAAGCCTATTCTTTAATTAAATTTTAGGAGGTAAAAATTATGTATGTAGAAAGAGAAAAAGTACAAGAAGTTAATTTTTTAGCATCAGCTAAATTTTTGAATTATACTCATCAAATTAGTGATGAAGGAGTAACTGCAGATGCAAAAGGAAGAAAAATAGTCCCAGCAGGAACTGTTTATAGAAATGAAAATGGAGTAGCCATCGGTTTAGTATTTGCTGATGTAGATGTTACTCATGGACCACAACCAGGAGCAGTAATGTATCAAGGTGTAGTTTATGGATCAAGATTGCCAGCAGAAGTTACAGAAGCAGACAAAGCATCTATGAAAGGAATTCTTTTCAAAGATGATTATGAGAATCAAGATTTTAACTATGTTGCAACTACTGACACAAAATATCAAGCAGGAACAACATACTTTTCAAAAACAGGCGATAAATATAAGAAATTAGTAGCAGGAACTGATTACACAGTAGGATCTGATATTAGTGGAACTGTATATGTTATTGCCTAATTAATATAAAAATGTAAATGAAGGAGGGCTATATTATGCCAAAAAGTGTATTAGAATTATTTAATCAAAAAGAAGTTTTAAATTATTTGAAAGATAGAAAATATCCTACAATGTTAGGAGAGGAATTATTCCCAGAGGTAAAAAGACAATCATTAGAATTTGATATGTTAACTAATGGAAGCAAAACGCCAGTTATTGCATCTGTTCATGGATTTGATACAGAGACAGAAATTGGGCAAAGAGAAGCTGAAAAAATGGCTATTGAATTAGCATTAATTAAGAGAAAAATGCAATTAAAAGAAAAAGAGATAATTGCTCTTGAATCTCCAAGAAATGAAGCAGAAAGAACATACTTAATGAAAAATGTATATGATGATATTGATGCTTTAGTAGAAAGTATTAAGGCAAGAATAGAAGCTATGAGAATGGAAATAGTTGCTACTGGTAAAATTACATTAAATGAAAATAACTTAGATGCAGTTATTGACTTTGGTGTACCAACTGAAAATAAAGCAACAAATGTTAATTGGTCATCTGAAAATAGCAATCCAATTAATGATATGATTACTTGGAAAAATCAATTAGACACAGCTCCATCAAGAGTGTTAACATCTACAAAAATATTATCTAAAATTTTAGCAAATAAAAATGTTGTTAATGCAATATTTGGAAAAGACTCTACAAGAATAGCATCAGTTGGTGAGTTAAACAATTACCTAGAACAACTAGGATTACCAAAAATTTATACATACGATGCAAAATATAGAAAATTAGGAGCAAATGGAAAATATACAAAACACAGATATTTCCCAGAAAATGCATT